TGCACGCAACACTCGGATCAAGACCAAGAGCCATCTTCGGTTCAACCGCCTCAAAACAAAATCTCTACTGCGCTATACAAGAGCAGGCCGCGTTCGCTAAGGGACAACAAAAGAACTAGGAAGCGCAATAAATGGTGGACATCAAAAGGATAATGAAACACGCCGTTGATGCGATGTTCTTTCTGGGCAATGAGGACACCAGGGGACAGGTCAATTGGAGATTTAGAAGAAAGCTGATTTACGGCGCTTATAGATTGTCAGTCGCGATGATTGTGTTTGGTGCTGTGACCTTTTTCTGGGATACTGGGGTAAGCAACAACTTAGTAACCGGAGGGATTGCCCTCCTGACAATTATCGTCACTGCCTACACTGCAACCGCTACCTGGCAGGATGTCAAAAAAGGAAACGAGGAAATAGATGTTTAGCTGGGAGTTTTGGAACTACGCCGGTGAGAGAGCGATCAAGACTGTCGCTCAGGCTGCTATCGCCTACATTGGTTCAGGAACAGTTGGATTGTTCACAATTGACTGGACTGGAATGTTGTCTGTGTCACTAGGCGCTGGACTGCTTTCAGTGCTAACCTCGATAGCAACAAAAAAGTAACTTTCTTTCTTGGTTGATAGACCCCGCTCACAAGGCGGGGTTTATCTTTCGCTAGGGGATGTTCCTCCCCAAATCCCATGCTTCTGACCTGACTCAACGGCATACCTGAAACACTCTTTCTGCACCGGACACCTAAAGCACATCTTCTTTGCTACCGCTGAGGCAACGCGCCGCTTGGCAGGATCAGAGATGTCATCAGGGAAAAAGAGCTCAGGGAAACTCTCGCACGCGACACCGCCGACTGCGTGAATAGCCTTCAACAGCCGATAGTGCTTCTCGTCAAAATGACCCATGCGACAACTCTAGGTTGCAAAATGTCGGAGGGTGGGGACATACTCTCATCATGTTCGAAATACACGCACCAGATAAATTCAATGAAGCAACGCTACTAGGGGTGTTTGAGTCAGGAACTTCTGCTTGGCACGAGGCCAGGGCAGACTCAATCGGCGGCTCAGACATCTCGACCATCATGGGGCTCAACCCCTATGAATCCGCCTACGCACTGTGGGCCAAGAAGACCGGCAAGATTTCCGACCTAGTGGAAGAGAACTGGGCTATCCGTTTCGGTAAAGCCTTCGAGAGTCCCATTTTGAGACTGTGGTCACAGCAGCACCCTGAGTATGAGGTGTTCACAACCGGCACTTATCAGGATGCCCTCCTGCCATTTAGACACGCAAACCCCGATGCCCTAGCTCGTCACCGCGAGACAGGCGAATGGATTGTTGTTGAGGTCAAGACCGCACGCTCAACTTGGGATTCTGTCCCTGTGGGGTATGTCGCGCAGGTGCAGCACTACATGGACATCTTGGGATTGAACCAGGCTGTGATTGTCGCTGTCGCAGGGATGACTTGGTATGAGCACTTTGTCGCTAGAGATGAGTTTGAGATTGAGAACCAGCGGATCAAGGCAAAGGCGTTTATGGAGGCTATTTTCTCCGACCAGAAGCCGGCTTGGGATGGCTCAGAGTCAACCTATGAGGCGGTAAGGCATCAGCACCCTGACATTGTTGATGAAGAGGTCGAGATAGAGGGGCTGTTCAATCTCTCTAACCTGCAAGCAGCCTATGACGAGGCAGCTAACAATCTGCGACAGGCAAAGTCCGAAGTGCTACACGCTATGGGCAATGCCAAACACGCCTACTGCATCATCAAGGGCGAGAAGTTTCGGATAGCATCGAGGCAGGCACGAAAAGACGGAGTGCCCTATCTAGTAATCAGAAAGGCGAAATAATGATGGTGTTTCTAGGGGATGAAATAACCCTGCTGAAAGGCGAGACCTCTGTGACCGGACAAATCTCAGGGGTAGTGCTAAACAAGAACAGGGATTTGGAAAGAATCTACATACATGGAATTGACCAGGCGTTCTGGATGTCAGATGCTTGGCAGATAGCAGAAGAGGAGCAAGAAGATGGCGAGATTTGATCTCAGCAAGTATGCAACAGTGGCAGAGAGGTTGGTGCAGTTTCAAGCCGACAATGCCGACTCAAGAATCGAGACAGAGATTGTCTCACTAACAGACACAAACCCGAGGACTGTCGTGGTCAAGGCCAGCGTGTTCCTTACCGCAGGTGACCAGGCTAATCGCCTGCCCGTTGCAACAGGTCATTCAACTGAAACAGAAGGTGGTGCAGGAGCCAATTCTGTTGACTTTATTGCCAATGGAGAAACGAGCAGCGTGGGCCGCGCTTTGGCTTTGTGCGGGTATGCAGCGAACAAAGACCCCAAGACCCTAGCCTCGCGAGAGGAAATGCAGAAGGTCAATCAACAGGATTACATTGCACAGGCTGATAGCCTTAGTGATGTAGATGCCCTGCGGGATCTATACACGACAGCGAAGGCAAAGAACGCACCGGCTGAGGTGCTAGACAGGATTAGACAGCGTGCTGAGTCTATTGCAGAGAGCCAAAATCCAGGAACTGGAGGAGGCGTATCTAATCGCAAAAATGCAGGGCAAAAAAAGTGAAGCCGACTTCTGGAACAATGAAGTCATTGAGCTTCTCTTAGGGGTGCTGCATGATTCAGGAAATCCAAAGCCAACTAGCGGAGCTGATTCAGGAGAATCACAAGGGCTCTAACGCCTTATACGAGGCAGAGCGAGCTCTCGCTGAGGCTGAATACGAATTAGACACCGCAGAGTCAAAAGCCTTCCTAAAGGCTCAGGGAACTGTTGCCGATAGACAAGCCATTGCGAAGCTAGAAGCGGCTGAGAATCGCTTACAGCGCGATTTACGCAAGGCTGAGCTGTCACGCATCAAGCAGAAAATCAGAGCGATAGAAACTGCCTCGATGGTGCTAGCGACTCAGGCAAAACTGATTCAGTCTGAAACTAGACTTTAGGGATGAACAAAGCCAAGACCTATCAACTAGTAAGAGACACTCACGATCACTGCCCTCACTGCGGCACAACAGAGGGACTGCAAATTCATCACAGAAAAAACAGGGGGATGGGGGGCTCTAAGTTGCTAGACCGGTTCGATAATTTATTGCGAGTCTGCGCTTGGCTGAACCTTCAGATGGAGTCGGATTCTAATGTCGCTGCCGAGGCCAGGGAGATGGGCTGGAAGCTAGGGCAATGGGATGGGTTTGATCACCCTTATTTTGACAAGCCGATGATGAAGTGGTATTCATTGACACAAGATGGGCGTAAGATTCCAACACATCCACCGATGTATTTAGTATGAAAGGAAACAGGGGGCAATGAAAGACGAACTAATAGCAAGAGACGCAAGAGGCAGGGCACTAGAGAACTCGAAGTTCCGAGTGCTGACAAACAAAGACCGCGTAGACATCACGCAGGAATTGAAACAGCTTTACTTTCACGCAGGTCGAGCGAGCGCCGGTGCGAGGGACTACCTAGCAGTTGAGGCGTATAAGCGTTATCAAAGGCTAGAGAGACAATGAAGATAGGTTCTTTGTTCTCTGGCTACGGAGGACTCGATCTAGCGGTGATGAATGTTACAGGTGCAGAGGTTGCGTGGCATTGCGAGTGGGAGGATGCTCCATCGGCAATCCTTGACAAGCACTTCCCAGGCGTGCCTAACTACCGCGATGTTACAAAGGTGGACTTCACGCAAGTCGAGCCAGTGGACATTCTGACCGGCGGCTTTCCTTGTCAGGATTTATCTACTGCAGGCAAGCGGGCGGGTCTAAAGAACGGAACACGCTCTGGACTCTGGAGTGAGTTCGCAAGAGCAATAGATGAAATCAAACCTAAATTAGTTGTTATCGAAAATGTAAGGGGATTACTAAGTGGAAAAGCTACCAACGACAACATGGAATTCTGCTCGTGGTGTATGGGAGAAACCGGAGATGGAGAGCCTCCTATGCGGGCACTTGGAGCCGTTCTCTCAGACTTGGCCGAGCGAGGGTATGATGCGAAATGGACAGGTGTTCGAGCTGCCGATGCAGGCGCACCGCACAACCGATTCCGAATCTTCATCATTGCCTATTTTGGGAACAACGACAACATCAATGACCATTCGATCGGAAAGGTTTAGGCGTGGCACTCCCACACCAGCAGAGTTTGTTGCGTCATTGCCCACTCTGCCAACACCTAAAGCGCAAGAGGCTGGGAGCACCTCACCTGGCTATGGCGATTCACTAAACGATGTAGCAGATCGATTCTCAAAGGGCTACGCAAAGAAAGACCTACTTCGAACTCCTGCTGCTAGCGAGGGCGAGCGAGGTCATCAGCCGGCCTCAAAGGCAAAAGCAAGAGGCGGGCAACAGACTCTTAGCGGTCAGTTTCTTGAGTTGTTTCCGACACCAAACACTATGGATCACCTGCCGGCGAGAACTGCCGAACAGAAAGAAAAGAACAAAGGCAAAGGCGGATACTCGAATGTCAGGGAAACAGTTGTAAATGACTTGATGCCAACACCAGTAGCAAGTGAGGGAACTAAAGCACCATCACAGCAAGATTCAGAGACTAAAGGCAAGACCGGTCAAGTTTGGCTAAGTAATGTCGCAAAAGGTGTAAGTAATGACAACTTGCCTACACCTACTGCCTCAGACTGGAAAGGCGCTAATCATTCTGGTTCTGGTTCAGCATCAAGCCGAGGCATGGCAACAGTTGTCGAGCAAACTAACTGGGGCAAGTTTGAACCTGCAATCAGGCGATGGGAGCAGGTCATAGAAAGACCAGCACCTTCTCCGACTAAGCCGGATGGCAAAGACGGCAATCACCGACTCTCGTCAAAGTTCACCGAATGGATGATGGGCTTGCCCGATG